TCAGTCCTTCTTTCCAGACTGTTTGGCTGTGGCCCTCGCAGCTTTCTTGGCATCCCGCTCGGCTTTGACCTCCTCAGCCGCCTTCTGCCTCGCGAACTGGCGCACGCCCTCGGCGATCTTACCCGGTATATAGGCGTATTTGAGCACTTCGTCGATGATCTGGGGATGCAAGAAGAACGGCGAGCTACCTGATTCCCACCTTGATTGCATCTTCACGCGCTTGCGTCGTGACGGACCAAAGAACAGGTTGTTCCATATCAGCGCTTCGCGCGCTGGATGATCCTTCTTTTTGATGATATCTTCCAGGAAGCCTCCCATGATGCATGTTCCCTTTTCGTGATTCGCCTTCGCCTGATGAATGCGTTCAAGCTCGATGGCCAAAAAGTTCACCGTCTTTCCGCTCAGGTCGATGATGTCGTAGTCCAGTGGCTGACAATACCTTCTGAGCTCCCAAACCGCACGGTCGAATCGAATAACATCGAATGGCTGGGTCTCATAGGAGACCTCGTAGTAACGATACTCTGCTCCATACTCTTCGAGTTTCTTGATGAACTGGACAGTATCGACACTAAGATCGAGTTCGAACTTGCCGTGCTGCTTCATCCTCTCGATGCCGGGAAGTACGCTGTGGCCCATGTTTTGGGTCTTAACTCGATTGAGTACCAGGATGCCTTTGATGTACTTTTCCAGGCAGTGCAGGGAAGACCACAGAAACGGCTGAATAAGCCGCGCTCGGTAAGCCATCCTTGCAGCGACGTAATCTTTGTCTGCTGTCTCCCGGAAGCTTCTAATCGCGAAGTCGTTGAGCAGGATATGCATCGGGTAAGGCATACTTGTCCTTAGAAGTCGTAGGCGTTGATTGTAGCGAGCATTGAGCGCTTCAGCCATGTGGATGAGGCAGCGGCTGACAGCAGCCTACGGTTTACGCCTAGGTGTGGAATTCACGCCCTCCCAGTTTATCTGCGGCTCTGGTCGGCGCATCTTTTTTGGGGTGTTCGCCCCCCCCGAAGCTTTCCTCAACGTGTAATCGCAAGATCGCAAGGCTGGCGTCTGGTCGCTCTCGGCTCACAATGCCCATGAAGTTCAGCACCCGCTTCTGAGCCGCGCGTTGCGTTCGCCCAGTCAGCTCTACCACTTCGTCCTCCGTGAGGAACATGTTGGCCATCGTTGCACTCTCTTTGTGCCGTTCAAATCATTCGTGCGCACGCTCCATCTGCTTGCGGCTCATTGTTAGTTGGCTCGATCAGATCGGCCTGCCGACCGCCTTGCGGGCTTTGGACGGCTGCTGAAAGCTCTCCGCCCACTGTACCACCTCGCGCGCTTTGTACAGTGCTTGCGGCTTTGCTGTACCTGGCAACCGGATTGGTTTAGGGAAGCTTGGTTGCACAACTATGTCGGTGCGAACGGTGTTTGCGGATCGCTTAAGGTAGGTGGCGACGTCGCTGGTATCCCACAGATCTAGCGACCCTGGCACAACCAAGGCTACTCGTTTTCCCACCAAGTCCGCCACTGCTTTAGCGAGACGTGAAATGTCCTCGTCAGAAATTTTGGCCATAGTTCCCTCCAACTGCTCGGTGTTCGGATTATCGTGACTGTACTCTGCTGTAGGTAAAGTCGACGGCCCATGGGTCTGCACGGCATCCTCTCTGCATCGGTCGAGGTAGCTACCGACGTCGCGCACATCGGCCACCACGTATTTCCCTTCCTTACGAGTTGGTATGGGGAATGTCCCGGCGCTCATCTTGTTGCGCACCGTCCCAATCTCGGCCCCGATTTCGTGGCATACCTCATCCAGCCTCATCACGAGTCGCTCGTATTTCATCGCTAGGAAGATGTCGGCCTTCATCGAAGATGGCTACTTCGGCGCTTTCGCGCGTTTAGGCTGGATATTGGCGGCCAGCGCAACTTGCAGCGCCACGTCGTGCACGACTTCGTAGTCAGCGTGATCCGCAGCGCGCTGCGCCGCCAGTCGCGCCATTGCTGGCCTAGGGCTGTCCATGTCCACCAACGTCGCCTAGGGGGCCTCATTGGCCTCCAAGTCTTCTCCGCCGACGTGTCCCGGATAGCGGCGCCGCAATCCGGGAAGGAGTGGGGTCGAGGCGGCTCGCCACCGAAAGTGCTGCCTGTGCCCATGCTTGTAGTTCCTGGTTGAACGGTTCGCCGTTCGCCGATGCTCTGGCCAAGACGGCTGTTACGTAAGCCCGGATCGATTCGCAGTCGCGCCATGCTTTCACCTCACTGGTCAGTTCGGCCTCCCAGAATCTGTCGTCCTGCAGCTGGGCCTGAAGGGCTCTAGTCTTTGCCGAGCTCGACGGACTCGGCTTAATTGCACTCGCAGCTGACGCGGCGTTGTCGGCGGAATCTAGTCGGGAACGGGACGAGGCTGAAAGTTTTGAGATTTCAACACCGTGCGCTTCAAGCCATTGACGCACGTCGGCCACATGCCAGGCAGTTACGCCAGGCGAAAGTTTTATCGGTGCCGGAAACTCTAAGTCCTTTACCTTGCGCCAAAGTGTCGATGCACTAAACGGGATGATGTGCGGCACCAGTTGCTTCAGACGGACGAAACCCGTTTCCGGCAAACTGTAATCAGGCCTTGTTGACATTTTTTCGCGTCTGCTTCGTTTTGATCCCCGCCGCTATCGCCACGTCCGGCGCCACGACGATATGCACCTTCGCGCCCAAGCGCTCGAGCGCCGCAGGAACAAGTACGTCTGTCGGAATTCCAGCCAAGTTGGATTCCGCATCCAGCATCGCAGTAAGCATCACCACTATTTCTGCATTCGCACTTCGACTGCTGGCGGCTGCGCGCGCCTCGATCCGCACCCGAAGTTCGTCGGGCATTCGAAGCGGGAAACTGTTGGGCTGCTTGATGGGGCTCATAAACGGGAAGTATGTAATTCTTTTTGGCGTTTCGCAAAGAATCAATTTGACATCTACTTGCTGTAGATGTCAGAATGAATCATCATCTGCTGAGGCCGGCTACCATGCCAAAGAAACCGCAACAATGCACTACACCCCTTCGATTGCCACCAGACCTTAAGGAATGGGCAAAGTCCACAGCAAAAGCGCAAGTGCCGAGCCGTAGCCTCAACTCGTGGATCGTGGAAATGCTTGAGCGGCAGCGCGCAAGTGATTTAACGCAGGCATAACGAAAAAATCAGAAGCACACTAGATTGGCGAAGTGCCAAGGAGGAAACACGCTTACGTAAAACGACGCCCAGACGTGACAAGGGGCAGCCTGCCAGCTGCCCCTCTCGTCTTACCAACCGGCCTAGCGGAACTAGGGGTTGTGGCCATGGATGTTACTAGCATCCGGGGCCGCATGGATCAGTGCATCTTGGAGAAACACATGAACAAAGCAAATACTAAAGCAGCGGTACCGAACAGTCAACATTTTTCGGGCGCTGACTCTGCCTGCGTCGCGGCGCCGCTTCAGACGTTGATGAATTTGGACCGCTACCTCGGCGCCAGTGGCTATGACACGGCCCATCCTTGGCGCTTGGAAATTAGCGCTGCGGTCAAGAGCAGCAAGCGGAATGACGTGGCGAACCCACTGCGCGATGTAGCCATTGGTCGCGCTCGTGACGCTGTTGACATGGCAGCCATAGGTGCGAGCTTCATCAATGACAATATCCTGCCAGCGGTGTATGCGCTCGTGGAGCTCATCGAAATTCATGGGCTTGGGGACCAGGCCGACCGATACCGACGTCCACTTTTGCCCCTCGCGAAATTGACGCGTCAATTGGCCGAACAAGCTGCCGGCTGCCTTGAGTCCGAAGAGTGTGAAATGCAGGCAAAGCTGGTAGCGATAGAAGGAGGTAGCGTATGAGCTCCATGGTAAAGGCTATCGACGTTGCCATGATCCAGCAGCACGGACACGAACTCGGCATTTTGATGGACGCTATTCTGGATGCTCTCGATCCGATGGACTGCCCAGACCAGAAAACGCACAAGATTCACGACACGGTGAGCTACTTTGTGCGCTGCGCAGCCGGGCATGCCCGCGTTCTTGCTCAGTTTGGAGCACACGCCGACGAGCCAGGATCGTCACTGGAAGGAGGAGAGGCATGAATGCTCGCGTCCCCAATCCTCACTTTAACTTCGTTGAGCGCGCACCCTATGAGCTGGGCTACCTCTTGAACAAATTGCCGACCGATTTCTCGTCGCACTCGAAATTGACGGCCGACGAGCGCTTGGTCGCGGAGGCGGCGAGCATGCACGCTTCCAACGCAAATTCGGAATTGATGAACGGCCTGGAGGCGTTGGGCCAGGTCATTGCCCACGCCGCACTAAGCCCCGACAGAGGCGGCCTCAACAAGCATCAGATGATGAGCTTGGGCGCTCTGATCAAGCACATGGCGGTCGAGGCGCAATTTCTTCAGGAGCTTGACTTCCGGTTGAGCGAGGCGCTTGGCGCTGATTCCCCAAGCACATCGAACTCCTGCGGAGGTGCAGCATGAGCGAGCTGACAAAGGGGCCAGGCCAGCTGGCGGCAATGGGCGCGATTCATGCAGTCAATCTGACCCCTGATGAAAAGCTGATGCTGGCGACGTATCGCGCCCTTAATAAGGACCTCCAGGGCTTTTGTTTAGACGTCGCGGTATCAATGAAAGAGGCAAGCAGGCCGCGCTACGTCCGGCCGACACTGAAAGTCATTACCGGAGATGCGACATGAACAAAAATTTCCGGCAATCTGATTCGATGCAGCACCTCGATGCCGCATGTGATAAGACCTCTGCGGCGTTAGCGATCATTGACTGTGTTCGCGTTCTTTGTTCGCTTGAACGCGCACCGGAGGGGCGAGGCGACGGTCTGACGACCGGCCACGGCTTTGCCGCTGGCGATACTACGCGCGACGTAAGCATGGCTCTCGCGCTCTATCACGCAATGGGGCTGGTGCAAGATGTGGGAAATGCAGCAGAGGCAGCATTTCGACAACTCATGGAAAGAGAGCGCAAAATGGATCTGGATAAAAGTCAACCACAGCAGAGAGGTGTATGAAGTGACAAAAACTGAATTCATGTTGCTCGCAATCTATAATAAGCCGCGCCTCAATATTGAGGAGGTGTGTAACGCCCTGGGCATGAGCACGGCCACTGGATACACTCACAGGTCCCTCGGAAAGTTCCCTGTGAAGATGTCTGGTAGCCCACTCGGTGCGGATATCCGTGACGTGGGCGCTGCTCTTGACGAGCTGCGTGAGCAGGCGCGACTGAATCTTGCGGGCGTAATTTCCCTTGGTACTACTCGTCCCACAATTATCGACGAGCAGGCACTAAAACGTATGCTCGCAACAGTCCGATGTGCGGCGCTGGAAGAGGCTGCGAAGCTTCTGGAAGGTGCAGTTAGCCCGCTGACGAGCTTCGAATCTGCGAATCAAGTGCGGGCGCTTAAGACAATCGATCCCGCAAACAGAGCTCACTGATCGCAATCACATTGTCGTAAAATTTTCCGCCAGCCCTAAGCTGATCCCTGAACTTCCGTTCCCTGACGGGCTGCGGAGCCCTTAAAGGCCAGATCGACGCGGGGGGGCTTTGAATAATGAAGAGTCGACGACTATTTTTTAGAGGTAGCTAATATGGAATCGGAAGAAGAATTTTACAGAAAGTTTGACATTTTAATGCAAGAGTCAGGAGTCGAAGCGACTGCGGCGTTGCTCTGTGCGGAGATGCCTGTTGCGATTCCGGTACCTAAAGACTTTTCCCGCTTTGGCACAGAGACCGGCGGCTTAGCATCCCGTATGGCTAGTCGCTTCGAAGAAGATTTTGGCAAAGAGGCGGAATCTATACTCGCGTGTGCCTCACATATGTTCTCGTACGCGAAAATGCATGGGGCGTTCCTTATGCAGAAGCTCATAGATAATGATGTTTACATCGACAATGTTGAGAACCGTCAAAAGTGTATGCCCGACGAGTACGGCAAACGAAATGGGCGCACTGAGACGCTTGTGGAAGGTTACACACCTGGGCTCTTCAGGTCTGAAATTTATAATGCGTTAACTACGCGCTTTCAAGCGCCAATTCCCAATCGTTATGTGGCGATGGAATGCATGACAATCTTATGGTTCGCCGAAGCGAACGCGCTATTCGCTGCCAGTGATATACCAAAGGGAATTGACGTGCTGGCTGAAGCGGTGACATGTTGGCAGCGAAAATTTTCGAAAGTGATGCGGGAAGATCTTGACGACGACAAGGTAGAAATAACGGAGGACATAGCGGCGTTGGTCCGATCCGAGACTGCACGTAAGGCGAGTTACGCGGCTCATGCTGAAACCCGTTCTCTTAAGGAAGAGGTGAAAACGTATTGGCTTGGCAATATTTCCCCAGGCGTCGGTAATGACGATGCGGCAAGTCTGCTCATTGGACGCTTCCCATTGTCCTTTCGGGTGCTTAGCAAATACGTTTCGGAGTTTAAGCGCTCGTTACCTTCACCTAGACCAGCGTAACTCGATCAAGGTAAAGGCACGGCGTTCAAGGAGAGCGTGCGCTGTAGCAGCACAGTGTATGCGCTCCTAGCCGGAGGATTTCAACCGCGAGAATAGTACGGCACGATCACTCCATCGCCCCTCAACGGGGTTAAATGGAGTTAAATCATGGCACGTGTAATCCATCGGCTCCCCGCCCTTCAAGCGGTCTTCGACCTGGCCCAGTCAACCATCTATTTGCACGTATCGCAGGGCTTGCTGCCAAAGCCTGTAAGCCTTGGCCCACGCGCCGTAGGCTGGCCTGCTGACGAGATCGACAAGATCATCAATGCCCGGATCGCCGGGAAAGACGAGGCCGACATCAAGTCACTTGTCAGCAGCCTCATGGCAGCACGCCAACTCGCAGCGTAAGGAACCCAAATGAATACCACTCGCAACGCTGCCGTGCAAACGGCCGGCGCAGGGACTCTGCGCACCGTCATTTCGGAACCTAGCGTTCCAACGATGTCGAGCATCGAACTGGTCGAGCTCATCAACTCTGTTCGTGACCTTGGCCGCGCCGAACTGCGGCATGACAACTTCATGGTGAAGATCGAAAAGCATCCAGGTATCGACTCACCTAAATTTTTAGGTCAGTACAAGGACAGTACCGGCCGTAGTCTCAAGTGCTACTACCTCCCCAAGCGCGAAGCCGAACTTATGGTGATGAGCGAATCGCTCGAAGTCCAGACTAAGGTGTATGACCGCCTGGCCCGGCTGGAGGCCAGCGTCGCGGACCCTATGGCCAGCCTGTCGCCCGAACATCGCGCGCTGGTGGCACTGCTTTTCGAAAGCTCGGCCATCAAGGCGCAGCAGGCCGCGCACGCTGCTGAACTCGCGGCCCAGGCCGAGAGCATCAAGCGCATCGAGGCTAATCAGATCGCCGCAGTCGCAAGCGTGCAGTCGTTCACAGCGCTCGGCTATTCCCTTTTTAGGGACTTGGGCCTCAGCAAAATCGAGCTGGGCAAGCTCGGCCGGAAAGCGACGGCGCTCAGCAGGGCGCGCGGCATCACCATCGACCAGGTTGGCGACGGGCGATATGGCCGCGTCGGTTCCTATCACATCAGCGTGCTTGACGATGCGCTGGTAGAAATTTCGAAGTGAGAGAGCAAACGATGAATCTCCAGCAACTCTTACAGATGAAATTAGAGCAGCGCACCTACGGCCCGCTCAAGGTCGGCGACCTGTGCATTTGGCAGAACCTCACCGGCGACGCCGCGCACCTGAGCGGCACCGAGACGACAATTCTCGAAATCAACGAGACAGTGATGGTCCGGGCACCTTACTTGACCGACACTCGTCGCCATGACCGACGGTGCTGCGCTGAGCCACACGAGCTGCGCAAGAAGACTTTGATGCCGCGCGAGATCGACACCGTGGTTGCATGGGCAGATTGCCCATGGCAGCCCGGTGGCACGGCAACGCCTGACACGGATGAATCGCCCGTCGCACCTTCACCAGTCACGCCAAGGAGCAGCCATGCATAAGGAAATGAGAGTGGTCATGGACATCTGCGCAGCTTCACGTTCAGCCGGCCTGGTGGCGCGTCCCGACATTGCCAAGTGCGATGGCTCGATTGGTGACCTGACGCCCAAGTGCATCAGCTGCGTGCGCATCCTGGCGCCGGAGGGAGTAGGGCAGCAGTATGCCGACCCGACGATCACCGGCGACGAATGCAGCCAGTACGCGAGCCTGGAACGCTACGGCCACCTGTTTGTGGCTGCGCCAGCGCCTCACGACGAATGCGCAGCGGGCATGACGGCAGAGGGCGCAGCAACTGTATGACTGCGTCGCCGCAAACCGAGGATGGCTATCTGATGATCGCCAACGAATTAATGGAGGCCATCTTGGGCTTCGGATTTTCGTTGCGCGAGCAGTCGGTGCTGTTCACGATCATCCGCAAAACCTACGGTTTCCGTAAGAAGGAGGACGACATCTCGGCGTCGCAGATCGGCGACATGTGCAATGTCGCGCGCCAGCACGTCACGTCAACATTGAACTTGCTGGCGGTACGCAGGGTGATCACTAAACGCCCTGGTCGATTCGGTTCGATCATCGGCGTTCAAAAGGATCATCGGAAGTGGGTGACGATGCAGCACATGAGGTCGGCGGCAGCTAGTCCTGATTTGGGACAGGTCGATTATTTGGAAGACGGCGAAAACCGTGATTCAGTAGTCCCGAATCAGGACACCTGTCCCGAATTGGGACATGTCCCGAATCAGGACGTTGCTAGTCCCAATTCGGGACACTTGCTAGTCCCAATTCGGGACACACAAAAGACAACCTCAAAAGACAACCAACAAAAGAAAAGATCTTGCGCTCCGCAAGCGGAACGCGAATCCGAAAGCAGGACCTCAGCAGGCCGACAAGGCCGGGCCACGACAGGTTCGAGCGACGATTTGCAAAACCGCTTTGCACGGTTCTACGCAGCCTACCCCCGCAAGAAGTCGCGGAAAGCGGCCGAGAAGGCGTTTGCCAAGCTCAACCCCGACGAGCAGCTCCTGGCGGACATCCTGTCCAGCCTCGAGCGGGCCATGACATCGGGCGAGTGGACAGACCCGCAGTTCATCCCGTACCCGGCGAGCTGGCTGGGCGCCGAGGGCTGGCGTGACGAGATCCAGGTCGAATACTCGGCCTGCGAGCAGGCTGTCATCGGTTTTTTCAACGATGCGCTTGGCGAGCAGCTCGGCGTGGTGCCCATGGCCCCGTTTGTCGGCGCCCGCGCTGCGGCGATTCGGAGCTTCGTGACGTTTTCTCAAAAGCCAGGATTCACAGAGCGCTACTTCCCGTGGGTGCGCGACAACACGAGCCTGCCGCCTGGCGTCGGATTCGATTTTCTCATCAGCCGCAAGGGCTTTAGCAATGCCACAAGCGGCCAGCACGAACGGAAGGCAAAATGAACGACCACCACATCCAAGCGACCGCGCCACAGTCGATCGAATCCGAACAGGCAGTGCTCGGCGCCCTGCTGCGCAGCAATGACGCCATCGACCGCATCGGCGATTTGCAGGACAAGCATTTCTACCGTGAAGATCACAAGGCTATCTTCGGCGAGGTCAAAAAACTGATTTCGAAGGGGCAGCCTGCGGACGTGATGACCGTCTGGGCCGCGTTAGAAGGCCGTGGCGGGCCGATCACCGATGGGTTGGCTCCGTACCTCAACCAGATCGCACAAAGCGTTCCTAGCGCCGCTAATGTGGCTCAGTACGCCAAGACGGTCGTCGACCGCTCGGCACTACGCGGCGCATTGTGGGTGGCGGACCAGATCACGGACCTGGCGTACCACCCCAAGGGGCGGAGCGTTGACCAGGTGCTCGACCAGATGCAAACGATGGTTTCAACCCTGGCCGAACGGCGCGTACGCAATGAGCCGCGCATGATCAGTGCGGTGCTGCTCGACTTCATCGAGGGTGTGTCGCAGCGTGCCGAGGGCTTGGAAAGTGCGATGTCGACCGGCATCCCAGCGATGGACCAAATGATGAACGGCGGCCTGCGTCCCGGTCAGCTGATTATCGTCGCCGGACGCCCGTCGATGGGTAAGACGGCGCTGTCGGCCGACATCGGGCTGGCGCTTGCAGAGCAACAGAGCGTGCTGATGTTCTCTCTTGAAATGGGTAGCCAGGAGATCGCCGGCCGCGCGCTGTCCAATCGCGGACGTGTGGCGCTATCCAAGGTGATGGGGCGAATAGACGCGAACGATAAATTGGCCTGGGATGGTGTCACAGCCGGCTGCATGCGACTGGATGAACTGCGCTTTGCCATTGACGATACCGCCGCCATCACGCTGCTGGAGTTGCGGATGAAGGCCAAGGCATGGAAGCGCCGCCACGGGCTCGACGTGATTATCGTCGACTACATTGGCCTAATGACCGGTGGGGAGGGCGACAAGCGCAGCGACCAGATTGGCTCGTACTCGCGCGGCCTCAAGGCATTAGCCAAAGACCTGGGCGTCGCAGTGATCGCGCTGGCGCAGCTGAATCGGAAGTCGGAGGACCGACCTGATGCTCGGCCAATTCTTTCGGATCTACGCGACTCCGGCGAGATTGAACAGGATGCTGATGTCGTGATGTTTGTGCACCGGCCGGAGATGCGCAATCCGGAGAACAGCGATTTGCGCGGCTACGCTGAGGTGATGATTCGCAAACAGCGGAGCGGCGCGCTGGGCGACATTCCCATGCTTTTCGACGGGCCAACGTGCAGGTTCGCGCCATGGAGTGGCGCGCCGCCATCTGCGACAACGACATCGACACGCAGATCGAAGTTCGATGGATGAGGCCATGCACGTTTGCCAACACTGCGCCTTTAGGGAAAAAATGATCCAGTACATCAACAATGAAATTATCCAAAACCGGAGAGCAAAATGAGCCAAGTAAATCAGGTAGCGCACAAAAAGCACGACGGCGAAAAGCCAGCGGTTTCGCTCAAGGTCATGAAAGAGCGCGGCATGCCGGGCGTGTCGACCGTAAAAAGCTGGGGCGTTGATCCGCGCCTGGTGCAGTTCGAACCTGGGTTCAATCGCCCGATCAACCGCGAGCATGTCGAGTCGATCAAGGCTTCGCTGCGGGCCGGGCAGGAGCTCGACGATATCAAGGTCCGGATCGAAGACGGCAACATCATCGCGGTCGACGGACACCACCGGGTTGCCGCCGCAGTCGAATGGCTGGCCGAGCCCGGCGTCCGCGAGCCCGAGGGCGGTTTCCAACTGGGCGCGAAGCAGTTCCGTGGCGGCGATGCAGAGCGCGTCATCCACCTGATCACCAGCTCGCAGGGCCTGGGTCTGACGCCGTTGGAACGATCGGCCCAGTATCGCAAGCTTGTCGGCTGGGGGTGGACGTCATCCGCGATCGCGGACGCGGTCGGGCGCTCAGTGCAGAACGTTAGCGACGCCCTGGTGCTGGCCGACGCAAATAGCGACGTAAAGCTGGCCGTCACTGAGAAGCAGATCAGCGCGAGCAACGCGGCCAAGATCGTGCGCCAGAGCGGCGGGCGCGCCGGCGCCGTCATCGCTGAGCACGTCGAGGCCGCGCGTCTCCAGGGAAAGGCCAAGGCGACCGCGAAGCAAATAGCCGGGAACACGCCAAAAGACCTGGTCGCAGCGATCCGGCGCGAGATCGAAAGTGGCGGGACATTCCGCGCCGAGGAAGTCTGCCCGACGTTTGCGGACTTGATCACCTACCTGCGCGGAACTGCTGCTGGCCGCCCTCACGCTGAACAAGGAACAGAATGATCGAGTACATCAACAAACGAATGATCGAGTGGTCAACCTGGTGCAAACGCCGTGAAGATGGCGGCATGGGCTACCCATCGAAGTCGAATTATTGCAGCCTGGTCCAGATCCACGGCGCCAGCGGTGCTGGTCCGATCACCGAGGCTGCGGCCGCGCTGGAGATCGAGAGCATCATCATCTCTATCCGCAAGGCGAACCCGGCACAGTACGAGGTGGCCAAGTGGTTTTACCTGGCCGGCAATTTCACCATCAAGCGCATCGCACAGGAGTTGAAATGCGGCGAGTCGACCGTCTATAACCGCCTGCATGTATTGCACTTGACGGTGATGGATGGCCTGCACGATATCGAGATCGAGGCGCAGGACCGCGCCGAAGAGGCCAGGGCGGTGCAACGATTTAATCCACTTGCCAAATTGGAGGGTTAGGGTTATATTGTGCTACGCTTGCTCATCTGTACGTAGATGACATGGAAGAAAGCCAGCCTCCTCACGGATCGCTGGCTTTTGCATTTGGAGCCCTAGCATTTACGATACACTTGCCTTTCCTTAATGATGGAAGGCTGACATGAATGATTATGCTGAAATGAGGCATGCTCTGAGCGAAAACGCAAAGAAACTCGCACAGCGAGATCGAGATTTGCGTTCGCTCGGGCCAGAACTTGTTAGCAGGGTATCTGCACTGCTTAATGCCCCTGACTCATATATACAATTTGGGTATAGTGATGTTGCCACTCCGTTTTCCGAGAATGACATGAAAATCGAAGGTAGTGGGGCGACGTTTACGGTTCGTGCCTTCTTCCCTCTCGATAACGATGATCGTTTGGAGTTGCCGGTCGGCATTCAATCAAAGTTAGTAAATGGCTATTTCGATGTGAGGGTGTCGGGTTACAGCGAGGTTCGTATGATGTACCAACCTGATTTCGACATGGCTACCCTCGATGTTATTGCCGAACATGTGTGCGCGGCTCTTCGAGCAAAAGTGCACGGGATTCTTGTTAAGAATAAGTAGTTTATCGTCTCTTGTGTGAGTAATAGCACGTTGATTCCCGCACCGAAAGGTAGCGGGGCTTTATGTTATTCGACTTTATCCATAATTCTGTTGTCTTTTAGGCATATAGTTAATCTCCGTTTAAACATGAGAGAGCGATATGTCAGAGATCAAAAAAGGGATGGTTGTGCGGCTGAAGAGTGGCGGACCGAAGATGTCAGTCGTGCGAATCTCAGATTATAGTGAAGATGGCGGCCCTGAAGAAGGCGCGGTGTGCTCTTGGTTCGATGAGAAAAACAAGCACGAAGAGAAGCTCTTCGATGCAACGATCCTGGAAGAAGTTATTGAGCGCCCTGGTCCGCTGACCGTCACTCGCGCATAAATATCAGGTCTACTGCAAAGCGCCGCCTTCGGGCGGTTTTTTATTGGGCGAACGAATTATGAATCAACAAGCTTTCGGCGTCGACCAACTGGTTGTGTGTTACTCGCCGCCCAATTTGCGTTCCGTTATGCCTGGAAATAAGGTGATGCTGCGCTCTGGCGGGCCTGAGATGACAGTATGCGACACCAGCGTCCACGGCCAAGCAGTGTGCCAGTGGACGGGTGACGATGGACTGGTAACTAGGGCGTTCGATCTTGAATGCCTAACATGTTACGGAGCCCGCTGAGCGGGATGCGGCATCGCACTTTGCCAACAATGCGATTGCTTACACCGCAAGGCCACCATGACGCATACCACCAAGCCCGACAAGCGCAAGGTGCGCGCCTCCATGGACCAGCGCACACACGCTGAACACGAGCCGCCGCCCACGCCCGACGAGATACGCCGGCAACTGGGATGGGCGCTGATCCCGCACAACAACGAGCCGGAAGCCGAGCCATGACGAACACGACGACCATCAGCATCAAGGTGCATAAGGCATGGTGGCTGATGCCGTACCTGGGCGCGCTCGCACTGTTCCACACGCTCACCCGCACCGAACCGAACTGGGCGCAGATCAAGCGCCTGATCAACAAGGGCGTCACGGTCACGCCTGTGCGCTGACTTTTGTGCGCGCCATCGCACTCCAGCGGCGCGACTCGCAATAGCGGGTGCAGTCACCGATGAACCATGGCTACGGTCTCCCTCTGCATAGTATCGCAGGCAATCGCGTAGAGCAGGCGGTGGCACTTCCATCAACCACCGAAGGGATAGACCATGAGACTCGCAGCCGACCCGCAGCACCCCGATTACAACGCCACCATGCTGCCGGGCAATGTGTACCTGAACGGCGAATGGTTGGCCCACTGCATCTTTGCGGATGAGGATTCCGGCGAGGCCGTCTGCGCCGCGCTGAACAGTGACGGCAGCATCTACCTGGTTGACGACGAGTTTGCTACCGAGGTGAAGTGCGGGCACATTCGCATCGAGAGGCGGACCACACCCGGCGCTGCGGGCTTCGATGCATGGATGCGTGAGCGCACCGGGGCAGCACACGCCGCATACATGGCGCACCACAGCGCCGGCGGCCAGGCGTACGCATAGCGATGGCCTGGTCGAAGCTATCCCGCCAAGAGCGCGGCTACGGCGCAGCATGGGACCGAGTCCGCAAGGTAGTGATGCAGCGCGACGGCGGCCTGTGCCAGGTATGCCTCAAGGCGGGCCGCTACGGCGTCATCGCGTACGCAGTCGACCATGTGATCAGCAAGGCCAAGTGCGCGGCGCTGCGGTGGTCTGACGCACGCACAGACGATCCCAGTAATCTCCAGGCGATTTGCGAACCGTGCCACGAGGTGAAGACCGAAGCTGAGCAGGGGAAGACGAAGCGGCCGGTGGTGACAATCGGCCCAGACGGCTGGCCAGTCTCGGAATGATGCGCTGCGAGAAACATTCACACGGAACAACATTATTCATAGAAATGTTGCCATGGGGGCATCCCCAAACTCTGGGGAATTGAGCCACACAGGACCGCGCTCACCCTCGATACGCACACCCGCGAAATGAGACTTTTTTTCTGGAACCGAAATCATGGCCGGACGACGCCCCACGCCAACGTCATTAAAGTTGGTAAAAGGCAATCCCGGAAAGCGAGGGTTGCCGAAAAATGAGCCCAAGCCGAAGCGCGAGATCCCATCATGCCCAGCGCACCTCGGTGATAGCGGCAAAGTTGCGTGGGGCCGGCTTTCCGTTCTGCTGGATCGAATGGGAGTGCTCACCGAAGCGGACGGGTTCGCGCTGGAGCGCCTAGTCGACTGCTACACAGACATTTTGGAGTGCCGTTTGCTGATTGAGCGTGACGGCCGCACCTATACAACGACGACGATGCAGGGCGACACCCTCATCAAGGGGAACCCAGCCGTCAATCAACTCCGCGCTGCCGATGCGCAGTTCAAGTCTTACCTGGTGGAGTTCGGCCTGACCCCGGCTGCCCGCTCGAAAGTGCACGCGACACCAGATGAAGAAGACAAAACAGACCCGCTCGCCGAGTTCTTCGGATGATGCGGTAACGGAGTACGCGCAATCGGTTGTTGACGGTGTGCGCGTTGCCGGACCAGACGTACGCGCTCAGTGCGCGCGCCATCTTGCCGACTTGGCGGAGGGCGCCAAGCGCGGTTTGGTCTGGAATCTTGCGGAATCGAACAAGGCCCAGCGCTTTTACCGGAACGTGCTGAAACTGAATGGCGGCGACTTCGAAGGCGTGCCGTTCGAGCTGCTGCCGTGGCAAAAATTCGTAGTCGGTTCTCTGTTCGGATGGCATGGCGATGACGGCTATCGGCGCTTTCGAGTGGCGTACGTCGAGACCGCGAAGGGCTCCGGCAAATCGCCGCTTGCGGCTGGCATTGGAATGAAGGGGCTTGTCGCAGATGGGGAGCCGCGAGCCGAGATTTACAGCGCCGCGACGAAAAAAGACCAGGCGATGATTCTGTTTCGGGATGCGGTGGCCATGTGCGACCAGTCTCCGGAGCTCACAAAGCGGATCACCAAGAGCGGCACGGGTGAGAAAGCCTGGAATATGGCCTATCTCGCTCAGGGCGCGTTCTTCCGGCCGATCAGTAGCGACGATGGCCAGTCGGGCCCCCGGCCGCACATCGCACTAGTTGACGAGCTGCATGAGCACCGGACAAATACCGTTGTAGAGATGCTGCGCGCCGGCACCAAGTCAAGGCGCCAGGCGATGATCTTCATGATTACCAACGCCGGCAGCGGGCGCAACGGTCCGTGC